TTGGCTCCAGCCACCGGACAAGACCTAATCTTAAAATCGCTGAAGTCCTCGCCGCTGTCAGGGCAGACCCTGAAGCCCTCAACATAGCGGCCTTCTTCATCCTCTTGAACAAGTGGCAGTCCCTGTTTGAAAGGTCCACCACATGAGCCGCGCTGAGCTCTCAGCTGTGGGTTAGCTCTGCATTGGTCGCAACTCCAAGCGCGGCCTCGAGAGTGACCAAGCCACACCGAAGCCGCCAGCGCTATTTTCCCTCGATGCCTAGCAGACTGATTCTCTGAATGTGAAGAACCAGTTCTGAGATGACCTGAACCCTGTGACTGTCTGGCCTAATCATGTCGAGCTGTTCAACGCTCGCCTCTTCGCCATCAATATGAACAAGGGATCCTCTAATCATTTCAAGGTAGACCCTTGATAAATAGGCTTGATATTCAGCCATCGCCTCACGCTCATCATCAGAGAGCTCATGATGCCAGCGCGCTCGATCTGTGGAGCTGCTAGGAGCTTCAGACCAGAGGAGCCGTCCAAGCTCTGACCTCTGAAGAGCTCCCGCTCTAACCTCAGCCTGTTCTCTCTCACTCGGTGAGAGGGCCTTAAGGGTAAAGCATGTAGCACCCTCACCGACTGACTCAAGCGCTTCGATATCACCCGATTCAAGATAGAGCTGTCTTTGGGTGTCATCACATAACACCTCAGGGTCACAGGTCGTCACTACTTCAACAGTCTGTGAGGAGTCGGTGAGGAAGCGCAACATCAGACACCAAGCCCTAGTCTAAACGGTGAGTTTCCAGCGTTGGCTTCATATGATGCCGTGGTGAAGTCACCAGCATAACGGCTCTGCTGATAGGTGAGCTGTTGTCTAACAATATCATTACCGCTCACATCATAAGCGCTTGGATCATTAGTAAGCTGAGCCGCTGGAATCATGATGGCGCAACCCTTGCCGTCTGCAATTGGGCCCGTCCCAACGATGACTTGGCGAACAGTGCGGTTAAAGTAATCGTTCGCTATTGTCGTGTTGACCGTTGAGAGAGTGAGAGAGAGCTCAACTGATACGTCACTGATATCCATACCGCTCATCGCTAGTATGCTGTTTGAGTGTCCCAGTGGTGTGAGAGTGTTGGTGAGCGTCATCGTGAAGTCTTCACAGTCCAGCGCGATACGTCCCTGAGTCTCTCCCACTGTGCCATTTGAAAGGCTTGCTGGCGAGCCATCAGAGATCACGACATATGAGCCCCTGAAGAATGGAGGGGAACCCGCGTTATAGACGGGCTCGATTGGTCCAACTGCGCTGGCGTGGTCGTCTTGGATGAGCGCCGCCTGATAAGTGAACTCTCCCATAAGCCGGCCATTGTCGAGCGAGATCGAAAGACTCTCGAGTACACAGCCATAAGCGTAAGAGCGATAGTTGACACCATCAACGCGAAAGCTCAACGAGTGATCTTTGGTCCCTGTGTCGTTTCTAGATGGAACGTACCAAGTGGCCAATGAATAGAGCGTGGGCGTTCCAGTGAAGCCAGCGCTGAAGGCAGGTGAAACCGTCACATCACCACCAACATCATTATCAGAGATCGCTGAATATTCAGCGCGCCCATTGAGCTCAGCGCCAATCAAGCAGCCCGTGTCAGCGACTGCATAAGGCGTGGTTGGAGTGAACTGGTTAACGCTAGTGATCGCGCTCGCCGCGTCACCATCAACAATAGAGGGGAGCTGATTCTTAAGGCCAGCGCCTAAGAGGTGGCCTAGATAGTTAGAGGCGTAGGTGTCAGCGCCTGTGCCTATTGTGGTGAGGTCAACCCGAACCACTACTTGACCAGTGCGCCGCCTCACTCGACTGCCGCCGCTCCACACTGTGTCTGGCTCTGGTGGTACAAAGTAAGAACCGTCTCGAGCGTCATTACGCTCTGAGGCCACCACCTCACCGGGTATGATGATGGGGTCACGCTCACACGGAATTGAGATGTAGGTGAGCCCTGAATTATCAGGGAGACCAGTGGAGCTACTGAGTGAGCCAAAGCTGCTCTCTTTCGCTACGCTGATTGATCTATGAGTTACTGTCATTATTAGGCCTCCAAATATAACAGGACAAAAGGAAGGGTCAGGATAAACGCGCCGGTATCATTGACCGCGTCAACCGGCGTTAAGATTGGCGCTGCTGGAATCACTGAGACTATCCCAGTGTTCGCCAGATCATAGTCCGGCCCTTTGAGCTTCACGAGTAAACTCTCGGCGTCCTCTGAAATCATACGCTGCAGATAGAGCGCGTCTCTTGGGATGTCATAGCGCACATTGAGATTAATGGTGGAACGTCTGCGACCTGAGAGGCCGGCCGCGCCATCGTCCTCAGTAAAGCCAGAGATGTCCAGAGTGAAGAAGCGCGTTGAGTTCGACCGCTGAGTCAATGGTGGTGTGCTGCCATCTCCTCGAGCCAGAGCAACAAACCCATGATGCACATCTCGCTTTGGGGTCACGTCCATGATCATGCTCTCTAGGTGAGTGAGAGCTGCCGCGATTCCTTGGCTCATAGCTTGCGCCTCAACTCGGCCTCAACAGCCTCAACCAAAACGTCAACGTCATCAGGGCTTAGCCCGATAAACTCACGAGTCTCATTAACAGCGAATCCATATTGAGCATGCTTGGTGAGGCCAATGGTGAAGCCTGTGTTGGTGACTCTCTTGACCACCAAGTTGTTCATCATGTTGCCGCTCAGGACCAAGTCAACTTCAGCGCTCACCGCGCTTTTGTCACGTCTCCTACTCTGGTGCTTGTACTGCTTATAGCCGCCCTCATAATAAATGCTCTTGCCTGTTCGACTGGGCCTGCCACCCTTTGGCTTGAGCCGCGCTCCTCGCTTCGCCACATAAATGGGAGTAGTGCTGTAAGGCTTGAAAGGCTTGCCATTGGCGTCCAGCCCTTTGCCTGTTCTGAGCTTGATTGATGCCAGAGTATTCAGCGCGACCTTCAGAGAGTCCTGAGCGGTCCATAATGAGCGCGGTAAGTTCAGCTTAATCTTTGCCGCCATCAGTGCCTCATTCCTCGCGTTGGCGTAAACCGCGAATCATTAGCGCTCTTGACGTAGCCGCGCCAGCTCGCTCTGAAGTCGGTTGAGCTGCCGCCGGTGCGTCTGAGGTCAATCTCTCCCTCATCAATAACCCCATCACCATCAAGGTCAAGAGTCACTGACCTGAGAGCAACCTCAAGCAGCTCTTGACACCTCGCTCTCATCTGTTCAGCTACATCAAGCTGAAGGGCTGACTCATACACGAGCGCCGCTGTACAGTAGGCGTGAGCGCTCATGAAGGAGCCTTGGTTGAAGACCTCATCTTCAGTCACGCCATCAGCAACGACGTGGTCACGAATCGCTAAGATCATCTCATCAAGCGCCGCGCTGATTTGTGGTAAGAGATCGCTTTGACGCCTTGGGACCATGTCAGCTAACTGGGGGAAACGATCAACGAGCTGATCATGATTCAGCCCAGTGTCAAAGGGTCGTGGAGTTACCTTCAGAATTCCACACTCAACGACGTTCGAGCCGGCCTCTGACTCATAGGCGATCTTGTAAGGATAGAGCCCGGTGACCGCGTTGACCGCTGGAATATCAACAGCCGCTGAAGCAAAGTTAAGCGTAGCGGCTGAAGTGAGATCAAGCTCTCTTGGTAGTGGCTCAGCAAGAACAGCGGTTGAGCCTCCAAGCCTGCTCACCTTGACTGAATACCAAGTGTCTCTAGTGGTAGTCAGGAACGCTCTGACCTCATCACGCTCGAGCGCAACAGCGACGGGAGCAGAGAGCGTCAGCGTTCTCCTGTCTGTGGCGATTGAGGTTACGCTCACATCTGATCTCTGTTGAGTCAGCACACTTGAGAAGGGTGTGCTGAAGTCAACGGTCAAAGTGGCGTTGCCTGTGTATGGTGATCTGGGATTCCAAATGAAGTGAATCACTTGACCAGTGGGTGTCTTCCTCATCGCTTGCCCCCTTGGTTGGCCTTCCTGATATCTGCCGACTTCGCGACATCGAGCCCAGCCGAGTCAATGAATGAAGCGGTCACTGGGCTCCAGCTGTGCCGGCAATTATAGCCGCCGCCGCTGGTGATCACTGGGAGACCTTGTCCATTGTTCAGCTGACTCATTTGAGCACTGGTCACCACCTTGTTAACCAGAGGTTTACAGAAGGCTCTGGTGATTCCGTCCTGTGGTCCCGTGTATAAATAATGATCGAGCTCAGCAGCCACAGCAGCAGCCGCTGAGATTGAGCGCCCATATTGTGAGATCGCTGTCTTGACCTCTGTGAGCTGGCGCCCTGTGCTTCGTGTGAGTGTCAGATTGAGATCACTCATAATGATCTCAGCTGGCACACCAACAGAGATTGAGGTGAGAGCGCTCCTCACCGCTTTCTTTGTGTCTGGGAGGATGACATCTTCAAAGACCTGAGAAGTGATTTGAGCTTGGATGGTGTCAAGCTCTGGAATTGAGTTGAGGTCAAGATTGGGTTCAATCGTTTGAAGCCCTCTCAACGCCGCCTCTCTGATCCTCTCCTGACTCTCAACGAACTCATCAACAGCTAACCCCATGCCGCCTCTCATGATAAAATCCATGAGCTGCTGATCATCGAGTTGAAGCAAGAGTTGAGGGTCTTGGGAGGATATCGCGAGTTCCATTAAATCAAGGAGATCGCGCCGCGCTGAGCTCATCGCTTTTTCAAACGAACGCTCAGCCGATACTTCAGCAATGAGCTGATCGCGTTTAGCTCGAGTGAGTTGAGCCAGAGGACCACGCCGCCCTTTAACCTGTCGTGACAGATCATCTATAGCTTTGCGGTCAGCATCCTCTGATAACAATGTGGGCTGAGTAGCTCCACAAGTGCACTCACTGAGCATCAACATGGATCAGGTCAAGCAGTCAGTCACAACGTGACCAAGCGTTGAATCAATCGCTTGAACCGCGTGGACTTCTTCAGCGTAGACATAGCGGCGTGTCTTATCGAGGCTGTCATATTGACCGGCCACCATGCTGCCAAACTGGAAGTTGAGCGCCGCTACTGGCATGCCCTTGACGTTGCCACTCTTCTGGACGATTGCGTCAGAGCCCTTGAGGATCCCCATGAAGATGCTCTCACCGTTCCAGATGTAAGCTTCAGAGCTAGTCGCGCCGGGAACCGCGTTATCTTGGCGAGCTTGGCCAACGTAAACATTTGGAATTCCAAGCACATCACGAAGCACAGAGAGAACAGCCTCATCATTAAGGATGCGGTTGCCGCTTGCGAGCCCGTTGGAGGTTGACCCCACATAGCCTCTTATCTCTGGGTTACGCGCTAACTGTCGGAAGACATCGCGCCCAAAGATGAGGCTGTCTGGGTTGATCCCATGAGCAGCAGCAAAGACAGTATCCTTAAGCTCATGAAGGAAGGTGAGCGGCTCAGCACCAGCAGCATCAAATTTAGTACCCGGTGTTGAGGTGGCGAACGCCGTTGAGTCAAAGAGGACATCAGCGAAGCGCTTCTCTCTTGCGAGCTTCATCACTCGTGCCACCTTGCGAGCAATGCGCTGTTCTTCACTCCCCGGATATTGAGAGTCAAGGATATCCTCCATCGCGATGGAGTCCTGAGCGCCATAGATCTTGGCCTTGAAGGTTGTGCTTGAGCGGTCGAATCCACCGATTGAAGTTCGTGAAGAACCGGGAGCGCGCTCGAGGTCAAGCCCTGCACCAGCGCCCATGAAGTTGCGAGTCTCTTCAAGAAGAAGAGTCCCTGAGCGCTCAGGGATGGTGATGTTTTCGCAGATCTTATCAGCAATGAGCTGATCATCACTAGGTACCGCCTCAACGACAAGGCTGGTTAAGATCTGGTCTACAGGATGAAGGTTAGAATATGAGCTGGCCATTGTTACCTCTTAAGTGTTGAGCGTGTTTGGCCCAGTGAAGAGAACCTTGATCTGGTCTCCAGCGCTGGCGCTAACTTGGTTGGGATTGGGGAGCACTCGAGCAATTTGATAAAATGTGGTGTCTCCCGCCTCGCAAGGTTGGACCTTTCCGTCAGTAGCCGCCGCGAGAAGGGGAGTAGAGTTAAAGGTGATTGCCTCTGAAGCAATCACGCGAGTCACTCCATGAATCATCACCTCAACAGTTTCACCACTAGCACAAGCGCGCTGAGCCACTCCGACAACCTTGGCGTCAGTGGCCGCGTCAGTGATTACAATCTTTCCGTCATTGGTGGGTGAGTTGAGTGAAACAATCGCATACTCAGTGATTGCCTCAGCAGCGACAAAGCTTAAGATATTGTCAGTGTTGGCCATGATCAGCCTCCAAATGCTTTAGTGTAGAAGTCAGGGTTTGAAGTACGGAATTGATTGAGCGCCTCGCTGTAAGAGATGCTCTTCTCAGCGGCTAGCTTTTTAATCTCTGCGTCGAGTGATTGGCGGTTGATCTCTCGACCGCTTGCACCATGACCAACCTCTTGAAGAGGTACTGCCGCGCCAGCTGGACGCTCGCTGAACATCTGCCAGAACTCTGGTTGAACCTCTCTGAGCTCCCAAGCTTTGCCAGCGACGCTCTCTTGGCTTGGCTCAATGCGACCATCACGAAGAAGAGCGCTGACCGCTTCGCGCTTTTCAATCTCGCGCTTCTCTTGCTCGATGGTCTCAAGGCGTTTAGCCATTTGCTCATTCTTCTCGCGAAGAGCATTGAACTCTGAGAGCAGCTCAGGGCTTACAGTCTCACTCATCTTGTAGTGATCTTTCTTGTCTTCAGCCATCTTCTTCTCTTTGTCTTCGTCTTCGCTCATCTTCTCTTCTTTGTCTTTGTCGCGCTCTTCAAGAGCCGCGCTGTCAGAAGAGATCTTGGACTCAGCGTCTTTCTTCATTTCTTTGATTTGGGCCTCGAGTCTTTTGACCATCTCATCTTTTGAGATGAGCATGGCGCGAAGATCATCGAGGTCCATGTTGGCGAGGTCATCCATGTCTGCAAACCTTTCATTGAGGGTGACTCTGTCAATTTTAGAGTGTGATTGAGCTGGTCTGGGTGTGAGGGTGACCGCCAATAACTGAGCGGTTCCAATGTGACTTCCTCCAGCTCTGTCAAATACATCCCCGGCGAGAAACTCAGGGGAGCTCCACAAGACTCCACCGGCTTCAGAGACGACATTCAAGCCGCGCTCATTATAAGCAGGGATTGCGTAAAGCCCATCCTCTCTCAGCTCAAGATCAGCGATGAGCCCCAAAGCGTTGCCGCTCTCAGGTGGAGCTGGTGGACCGTCTTGGTAAGGAGAGGTGGCATGCTGCCAATCAATCACCACAGGATCTTCAGCGCGGCGAGCGTTAAACACTCGAACCATTTCACTGAGCATCTCCATGGTGATCTCTTTGCCGATATCCTGACCGCTCATTCGAGAGCTGACCTGACCAAGAGACAGCGTCTTGAAAGGCCGGCCAATGGTGAGGCCATCAGGGATATCATAAGTGTGTTGAGCTGAGAGCGCCTCAGAGTATGCCCTGAGCGCTTGCGCTTTTTTGTCAGCGGCGTTCATTTGGTTAACTACCTTTCGAGCCCAAGCAAAGCCAGCGTCACCGCCCCAACCCTGCCAAGCTTGCCAGCCCTTCCCTTGAGAGTCCCAAGT